AGCAAAGGTTCCAACATTTCCTTCTTTCTTCTGCTCTCGAAGGGCTTCGCCACTACGCTCATTACTTTGCATTCCAAGCGTAGCCTTCTGCAAGCCCATAGTATCGCGAATTTCCTGGTCACAGTCCCGTAATTTCTCCACCATTGCAGAAGATACTTGCGGAGGTGCTTGACGATGTGGCCAGCCTGGTGCATCCTTGTCGGGATTTGCTAACAAGTAAGGATAATTTGCTTTATGCGCATTCTGCCATTGTTGCTCGTGTCCTGCAATTTGCTTCGGTGTAAGAATATAAGGAGACTTAGGCTGCATTGTAACAGTTTCTGTATCGGTCGACTCCCAGTAGTTAAACATTCTTTGAGGATCTTTTGCATTTCTAATCAGACTACGGACTACACGCTTACCTGCTACATTAAGTTCCTTACCCCAAACAGGTATAACAGGAATGTACTTCTTTCCTACCCACTCTTGCGTTTTAAGAATACGATCCCCAGAAAGAAGCTCCCACATAATAACATAACTATTAACTTCTCTACTTTTAACTGACTTTTGTCCTTCTTCAAGTGCAAACGTAGTAGTACCATCTTCTAATACAAAAAGAGTTTTCTTTGTATACTTCTTTGAAAAACACTCAACAACCCTAACAGTATCTTCAGATGACCAATCTTCTATATAAGCGTCTCCACCAGACTTAAACCCCATAGGCTCAAATCCGTATTCTTCTTTATACTCATCTCTATCCATATCAGAAATAATAAAACATTCCTTAGCATCAGAACAATCATACTCTGTATGTTTACTCCAGAAGACTGCTAATGCATTGTCTATTTTTTCTATGTAAGCTTCCTGATCATTCGAATCATCAGAAACATATTTGGTAGTCACACGCCAAGCTCCATAGCCACAAGCAACAGCGTGTTCAAATCCATGGTCGATAGCTACATCCGAGCGCGAAATTTGCTGAACATGTTTAATCCAACCGCTAAGAATCTTTGCTACTTCAGGATCAGCTTTAGAATCAACCGGAATAACTTTTATAGCTGGTCGATTCATTCTCTGGTCACCAACAACCTGATCAATGAATACAGGCATTTTATTTATCGTAAGACATGGACGACCTTCAGCAGTTCTCTCTGCTCGTATCTGATCCGGCCATTGCTTACCATCAACAGCAACAAACTCAAGATCATCCTTCGCAGCCATACGATTATCTCTATCAGTATCAATAGCTTTTTGTATCTGCTTTCTTAATGTTCTAAGTCTATTCTGATCTTTTATAGGTATCGCTTTCATTTAAGCACTCCAACTATATTTCCGCTACGAATTACATTATGTACAGCTTTAGAAAGATACTCTGTATCAAGCAAATCATTATAAATATCTTTAGATACAGGAGTATATTCACAAGTAGACCCACTTTCAAATATAACTATAAGACCTTGATTCCTATCATTATACTCTATGCACCGCACATTTTCACTGCTCATATTAATTACCTAACCATGCAGTTGAACCCTGATTTAAGTTTCTATACCTATGCATAGGATAATCTAAAGACTCTTCTTTCTCCTTACCAAAAACCTTCGTAGCTTCATTTGAAAAATACTCAGTCAAGCCAAGAGCATCAGCTATATTTGGTGACATAATACCTCGAGCTTTTAAATCTTTCTTGGATTCAATTACATATCCTCCATGAGCATTAAAGGTATAACGTACAGAAGATATCTCACTTACAAGCTGTTGACCTAGCGACTCAGTCTCTCCTTCTACCTTAACATCTGGAAAGGAATATTTTCCAAGCAAACAATTATCTCTAACTCGACACCAGAGTTCATCTCTGAGTCGATTGTATTTAGTAATGTCACTTGATGCAAGAGCTACATTTACTTGATAAAGGTTTTTCATATTGTGCTTTTCAAGCCAATCGGCAACTCCAGCACCTACTCCTATTACATCTATGGCACAGCCACTTGCATCAAGCTCTTGATACGTTTGATTAATAAATCCTCCAAGATCAATCGTATTAAGCTTTCTAAATGTTTCCCAAGGATCAATACGTAAACCTTGTCGAGGAAGTATAATAGAAGAATCATCCCCGTATCTTGCGACATCTACTCCAAGAAACAAAGGTTCATCTTCAGCAACTACAATATCATTTCCAATACACTGCTCCGCAGTCCACAGCGGAATCAACGTGTTCTCGTCTTGTAACGGTGGATTTCCTTCCACACGAATCTTAAACACATTCGAGTCAATACCATACTTCCGAGCAAAATACTCAGGCATTGAAGGATCTACATTAGAAGAATCTCTTGAGTCCCAATGAAACTTACACCAGTCGTTTTTAATTGCTGAATGAAAATGTGTATCGTAGAAATACCCTGAATTTCTAGTCATATTTCCTATTAAAAGGGTTTTATTATCAGCTTGAGTAAGCGCACCTTCTAAAGGAATAAACGTAGGATCAGGCACACCAGATGCCTCATCAATTATTACAAGTAAATGATCGCCATGCAGTCCTGCTAGAGTTTCAGCTTGCTCCTCTTTTGTTGCTCGAACCGATGGCGAGATTAAACGAAGCCAATATTCTTTCGGTGCTTCTTTATGCTGTATTGAATCCTTCCGTACTACGAACTCGTCTGCCACTACAGAGTTCCTTAGCCACTTAGAAATCTCAGCAAGAAAAATATCACGCAACTGCCTGTTAGTAGGAGCTGTAACAACAACCTTAGCATATGGACGTGTTACCAAAAACCATAACGCTATCCAAGATGCGCTAGCATCTTTGCCAACACCGTGTCCTGAACGAACCGTAATTCTCTTTTCTTTTCCTACTGCTTGAAGCAATTCTATCTGTTGCTTAGAAGGAACTACATGCAAGCACTCAACAGCAAATTGTAATGCTGAATGCTTCCACTCCCTAAGCTTTAATAAAACAGATTTATTTAAGTCTTGCGTCAAGTCCATAATTATTATTTCTTCTTCTTTGCCGGCTGACGAACTGTTCCACGATTTCCTACTCCACCACCAGAACCATCTTTACGAGGAGTTCCACCGCACTTACCATCATCGCGAGCACCTCTTCCACTACCTCTCTTTGTTGCCATAATACCCTCCACTATTTAAAAACTAACTCGGTCCGATAACAAAAACAACCAGGGAAAAAGAACCTCCGGTCGACTGCTACGCTGTGCTATCATCTTGGCCTCCAGTCACTCCTCAAAAACTTCACCCATATGTAAGCCCGTTCGATGTTCGGTAGCTTGTGCCAAGGGTCGGTAGACCGCGCGGCCAAGGTGTTGAGCTTCGTGATTCTCCGGTGGCACTTCTTGCAGATCTTGACCGTAATCGGCGGATCGTAAGTGATGTGGTGGTCAAGGACGTATGAAGTATCTCCACATTTTATACAAGCGCCGGAGTGCTTTCGTTTCCACTCCTTAGTGTGCCGTATCTTTTTCTTTCGTTTAGCCGCCATTCAAGAAAGGTCAATTCGTGACCTTTTTGTTTATCGGTTAAAAATCCTGTGTGTCTAGCGAGGACAGGGAAGCGCTAAGTCCCTCAGTTGTTCGGGTTGCTTCCGATGGTGTTAAGTCGTCTGTGTACTCTGCGTCCTCGGTGTCGTTCGGTAGTGTCACGCCATCTGCCAAGGCAGCTTCTTGTTTTTCGATGTAGATGAGATGGGCCACCAGGCCTTTGATCTCGTTCGGCTTTCCTTCGACAACCAACTCTTTGTCTTTCAGTATCTTGTAAGACATTACCAGATCCCGCAATGACGCTCCCTCTATCTTCTCCGGCGTGACCGCTTCGAGCACTCTGGCTTGTAGTTCGGTTAGTTGGAGAGACTGGATTGATCTGTACTGGAGTAGAAGGCCTTGCTTTTTCTGTAAATCGGCGATACGGTTGCGGAGCGTTGGAGGACTGATGCCGAGCTCGAGGGAAATCTCGGGTACTCCCACTCCGCGCGTAAGCAAGTCCAACGCTGCTTCCATATCTATTTCCTTCTGCGGTCTACCCATTTGTTTCTATACAACCTCTTGGTTAATACACGTCCTCATTCCGAAATCGTTTACAGCAAAGCAGCATGTGCCGGTTATACCTGGTATGAATCTCTTGCAGGTTTGTTCCTCGTCTTCTGCTGCCGTACACCTGTACACCGCCGTGAGTTTGCGGAAGTCTGTAAGCCTTTGTGGTAGTTTGGCAGCTTCTTTCGACTTGAATATTTCATCTAATTCTTTAACCATTATGAGTTATGGTAACACAATAGCGCCAGCAAGTCAAGTGTTATTTCGTAGTTTTGAAATTTATTTCTTTGCACTGGGTCGGGCTGTTCTATGAAGGCTGTGAGTTTGAGTTTATCCTTCTCGAAGCTTTAGCTTCGGCTTCCAGGGGTTGTTTGATTTT